ACCACGGTCGCTGGAGAAGTTCCAACGTCTTTGTTAACGTAACTTGTGAATGTATTTGCCATTTGTTTTCCTTATCCTAAAGCGATTGCCATTGCCACAGCGGTTCCAACCTGATCTGCACCAACGGTACTGTAATCAATCGTTACTGCCGAACTTCCGTTAAATGTTGCCGGTGCCGTTGCACCACCAGTTAATGCAATTGTTAATGCGTTAATTGTTGTCGCCGATGCAGTTCCCCACGCAAGGTTGGTACCGCTCATTAATAAAACTTGACCGTTTGTTCCCCTTGCTAATTTACCAAGGGATGTTGTGCCAGTAGCGTATAGTAAATCACCGGCTGTATAGGAAGACTGCCCTGTACCGCCGTTAGCTGCGGCAAGTGTGCCAGCAACCGTAACCGCGCCAGTTGTTGCCGTTGAGGGGGTTAATCCAGTCGTTCCAAACGAGATAGATGTAACGGGGGACGACGCGCTGCTCTGCGCCAGTAATGTAACAACGCCCGAACTGTTTTCAAAATACAACTTGCCGTCGTTAATGTTTATCGCCAACTCACCAGGAACCAAATTGCCAGCAATCGGCACAGCACTTGCCGTGGTGCTGTAGTATAAACTAATCGGTGTAAAACCTGACTGTGCCATATTTATTCCTTATAATACTCGAGGTTTTTTATTAATCTCTCGTTATTGGGTTCAAATTCCAAGGCGTTTGCGCCGTGTTGTATTGCTTCTTGTTTAAATCCTAACCTGTACGCTGCAATCGCCGCCAAGTCGTGCGGCCTTGCCTTCCAGTTGTTTGCATCGATCGTGTACGTAAAGGTACACTCTGTCAGCTTGAGTGCGTTACATGCCGCGCCGTAACACTCCTCCCATAATCCTTTTCTGTAGCACGCCTGTGCTAACTCACACCACGTCTCACGCACGCCCGCGTCTTCTGATACTGCCCTGCGGTACCAACCGATTCCGTCGTGTCCAAGGTTGTCGTAGCAGTTACCGATTAACCTCATGGCGTATGCACGCTCGTTGTTCCACGTCGCCTCTGGCATTGCTAAATACTTTTGCAGTGCCACGATCGCATCGTTCCACTTCTGGTAGTACGTTAGCTCCCTAGCATAATAAAACGCATTGCGTGGGCAGCTTGGGTCTTCTTTAACAGACATCTCAAGCAGGTCTAAGTACTGGCCCCTTGACTTTGTCTCGTCTGGGTGGTGCGTGATTAATAACATCTCGCTGTACGCCCAGATCTCTTTTGTCCTGTGGTCTGGCCTAATGTACTCATGGCACGGGTGGTGCCAGTGGTACCCCTTACGGCTGTGTAGCTTGGTGCTGTAAAACACTTTGCCGTGACCCCAGTCAAACTTGTAACTCATGCGTGTGGTGTCTGACTTCCACACACGCTCTATCTCATCTCGCCATCCTGGCTCTAAGCGCTCGTCTAAATCTAGCGATATGCAGACATCGATGTCTGCGGGAAGTAGTGCCAAAGCGGCGTTCCTAGCATGATCGAAGCGCCAAGGAGAAATGCAAATGCTATGAACAACAGCCCCATACTTTCTTGCCTCCTCGACCGTTTCGTCGGTTGATCCTGTGTCGGCGATCATAATATAATCTGCTAGTTTACTCGACTCGCAGAATGTTTTTACAAACTGCTCCTCGTTTTTGCTAATCGCATATACGGCGATTTTCATGTACTACTCCTAGTTAAAATGTGCCGCCACTCACCCCTACGTATGCCGTTGCGGTTATTGTACCAGCACTAAAGTCACCGTTGGTATCGCGCTGTACCAGCGCGCTTGCGGTGTTAGCACTTGCTGCCACTAATGACGCACCCCACGCCGTGCCAGTTGACACTGCCACACCTGCGGCGGGGTAAGTCGTTGGACCTGTCGGTCCAGTATCTCCAGTTGGTCCCTGAGGTCCTGTCCAACCAGTTGGGCCAGTAGGCCCTTGTATTCCCTGCGGACCTGTCGGACCTTGCGGACCTGTATCGCCAGTCGGTCCCTGTATTCCAGTTGGTCCAGTCGGACCTTGGATACCTTGCGGGCCGGTAGGTCCAATTGGTCCTTGCGGTCCAGTGTCACCCGTCGGGCCTTGTGGTCCTGTGGGACCTTGTGCACCGCTAACAATTGCCAAGAACAGTGGCAAGTTGTTTGCAAAGTTAGTGGCCCCAGTACCGCCCGATGCGGTGATTGTTACGGGAACTGTCCAGTAACTGTTTATTGTGTTTGGATTAACGTTTGTTGGCGTGCCGTTAATCGTCCAAGTCTGAAAGTTTCCACTTACGCTTTGATCTTGGATTGTGATGACCTCGGTATTTACTAGCGTCGCTAGGAAAATATCGATGTCGATATTATTATCTGTTAGGTGGTGGATATTAATCTGCGACGAACTTGTCTGAGCAGAGTTGTTCCACACAATAAATCCTGCGGTTGGGTCACCACTTGTTATCGTGGTGTTCGCCATGTATAAAAACAGACTAGACGACGAACCCTGTGGTCCTGTCGGTCCGGTGGCGCCTTGGATGCCTTGCGGTCCAGTCGGTCCAATATCTCCGGTTGGGCCAGTTGGCCCTTGTATTCCCTGCGGGCCTGTGTCACCAGTTGGCCCCTGTATGCCCTGAGGTCCAGTCCAGCCAGTTGGGCCGGTCGGTCCCTGTATACCCTGAGGTCCAGTTGGGCCTAGTGGTCCGGTGTCTCCAGTCGGGCCAGTTGGGCCGGTGTCTCCGGTTGGGCCTAGTGGTCCAATTGGACCGGTGGGGCCTTCAATGCCTTGCGAACCTTGGGGTCCGGTCCAGCCGGTGGGGCCGGTCGGTCCAGTGTCGCCAGTCGGCCCGGTCGGCCCAGTGTCTCCAGTTGGCCCAGTTGGGCCTAGTGAACCAGTTGGCCCTTGTGGGCCGGTTGGGCCTTGTGGTCCGGTAGAACCTGTCGGTCCAGGCACCGTGGACGTTGGCCCAGTTGCACCAGTTGACCCGGTTGGGCCGGTGGGTCCCGCAGGTCCTTGTGGTCCAGTCGGTCCAGTAGGGCCGCCAAGATTAGAAACATCTTGGAGCTGTGTTTGTTTTGTTACGCCATTTTGGACAACAACCGTAATCTCGTTACCGGTCAGTGCTGTCGCTACTGGCAGTTTAGTTATCGGTTGATTAGCCATTTATTTTAAGTATATGTAAATAGGTTTAAAGCAATCGCCGAATCAACATTTGTCGTAACAATAACGTCTACACTGCTTGACACACCATACGCTGGTATTGTAACACTAATATTATTGGGATCAATTACTGTAAAACTGGCAGGTACCCCGCCAATTAATACATTAGAGACATGTCTGAAATTATCGCCGCCAATTATTGCAGTATACCCGCCGGCCCTTGATCCACTGTTTGGTGTAATTTCACCAATCGACGCGCGCACGGGGGGCGATGTATTGCTTATGGTATTTAAATTACCCTGAGCTGCTGCGGCAGGCAGAATGCCTTCCAACGTTAAATTATTATATTGCTGCGGATCGTTGGCGTTACCCTGTGTGTTTAATAGATTTGGTCCGGTTGCAATGGATACATCAGGACGAGGGAAACGCAACGCAATGTTTTCTGTTTGACGCGCTGGTAATCTCCAGGGGTCGTAGTTATCTAAATCATCTTTACATACCCGCATCCCCGGAAAGTTTGGGTCGGGCATTAAATCTGTGTACGCAAACTTCCTGCTGCAGCGATCACATATTGCTACAGATAGTACACTGTTACCTCGGGTATCAAGGTACACTGGCATTTTAACTTATTTGGTTAACCGTTGCAATCACAGATGGAATTGCAGGATACGCAGGTGTTACGCTTGCTGGTAGTGCTTGAAGGGTTACCGTAGCAACCGCTGGCAACCACATAATTTCAACGTACTGACCCGCTGTCATACTAAGAAAAATATTCCAAGAGGCTACACCATAGCCATAAATATTTGACGTTTTACGGGCCGGAATTGTTACGTTAGTTGCAGATTTTGGTACGTCTACGCCGTTAATACGGAACCAAATGGTAACTATCTCTTGAGTATTTTCTATGTTTTCAAATTGCGCGCTAAACTGAACGTTATAATCTCCAGTTACGGGCGCAGTTAATCGACTACTACTTGCTAGTGTAACCCCGCCAGTGATATCCGTGGATGTAAATGTCATCGCGGTTCCGGCGGTGATGCTGCCAGTTTGGTCTGCGTCACTACTAAACGCGCCGTGGTTAAAATAACTATCACGGACAAAGTCGTTGTATGCAGAAATTGTTGATTTTACATTAACGCCAGATTGTACTAACGGAACTAACTCCGCACCAGTTAAAGGCGTTGTTGCGTTCGGCATTGCCGATATTTTTGTGTCAGCCATGTTAGCCTACCTCTAATTGAATTTTGAAGTCATTTTGCTCGAGCACGTAGCCCGAGTTTTCCATTAATATAAAACTGTTAACAACTGGTGTTCCGTTGCTGTAAAGATCCACAACACCACCATTACCTACGTTATCACCAAATGTTGTCTCTGCCGGGTCATTACGAGCGCCAACACCAAGAGCGAACCCGTCGCTAGTGTTTGCTTGATTTGCTACCCCGCTAAAACCAACGTATGGCATATTAAGCGATACCGGCTTGGATTACTGTAAGTGTAGCCGTGCCTGCGCCAGATGTAACCGCAACTTTAATTGCAGCCACAGGAAACGCATAGTTGCCGTCGGCGTCGGTTGATATAATGCCATCAACTGTTGGGTGATCAAACCAAGTCGGACTTGCTGTGGTCCAAGGGTTGTCAAATGAATGTTGTACTGTATAAGTTACCGTGCCGGTTGCAACAACACCAAAGCCAACGTTAAATGGAGTTGAATCCAAATTCATTGGGATGGTGGCGCTGGAACCAACTCCAGTTTGTGATACGACTTGCTGTCTCATAATTTCTCCTAAACGGTGAAAGAGGCGGGTTGCCCCGCCATCTTAATTAGTTATTAGTATAACCAGAACCGTATGGAGTAATTGTGCCGTCAGAATTGCGACCGGTGTACTGAATAGACAACGTGCCAGCAGAAGCTGCCTCGGAGGCCAAAGTCACGGTGCAGCCATACGCGCCGACGTTTGCTAACAAGTTAGCTACGGCAGCAGATGCTGTGAAGGCAACAGATACTTTACCGAGTGCGGTCGTTGTTAACGTACCAACGGAAGTGGTTACGCCATTAACGGTCAAGCTAACAGCACGTGAGGCCGCGCCTACCACGTTTAAATAGCCGTCGATTGAGTGAATGATGGATCCAGCGGGGATTACTGCGGTTGCTGCGGCAGCGGCCACAATTGCTACTTGTTTAGAAATTTGTGATGCGCCAGTTGTGTCGGCAGAAATGGTGCCGTCGTTGCTGGTGGTTTGACGCGTATTTAAACGCATTGGTACTGTAAATGTGCTAGACATTATGTGTTTCCTTATCTCAGTGGGTATCCCAAGCTGTCTCTGAGTCGTCTCACCGGGAAGTATCGGCGGTCAGAATGGGATTAATCTTCCTATAACTACTAATGCAAATTAAACAGAAAAGTCGCCCCAAATAGTAAAAAAGCCACCCTTGTGGGGTGGCTTTTAGGACTGCAGGGTGCTAATTAAACGCCAGCGGTGCCGTAAATGTTACGGGCATCGTGCCAGCCGGTCGCATAACGCTCGGTGGCCTTGTAGCGCATAGAATCAGTCTCGAAGTCACCTTCCATGGATTTCTCCATTGGACGACGCATTACGAGCATGAGACCATTCTCAGCATCGGTCTGTACCCACCATGCCTTGCTGGAGCTCAAACGGGTTACAACGTGTGTACCCTTTGGAAGCATACCAGTGGACTTGATTGGGTTGAGATCGTTGTCGGCTGTACCAGAACGGAGAACAGACTTGAGGATTACCTCTGCCTGGAACTCGAGTGCTGGGGGAACAACTAACTGCTCAGCTTTCAGACGAATACGCTTACCGTTGTTGTCGATTGCAGAACGGATCTGGATGAGGATTTGCTCAACAGAAGTCTGCGACAAGCTAGCGGCAGTCGATAACTGATTGCTGTAGGTTAAGCCATTAGCAACAGGGTGGGCTGTGTTTACTAAAGTTACGCCGTCACCGCCAACATAGCCGGCTGTGAATGCAAAGTTTAGTAAGTTAGCGCACAATGTCTCTTTGGTCTCAATCATAGACTGCGCCAAGTGCTTGGCGAAAGTGCTGCCGATACGGATGTGATCACCGTCTTCCATCAACACTTTGGTCAAGGCATATGCCAAGCCATAGATTTGATAGATGAAACGTGTGATGTACAGAGTACCACCCTGGTCATAGCTGACAGGAGTTCCGTCAGGCATCGCAGGAGCGGCATTCATACCGAACAGCATTACTTCTTCGTGATAATTACGTGGAATACCTTGGATCTGCTCTACAAATCCTTTCCACTCGTCAGCGCGTTGTTCATAAACGCCATCAAAGACTTCGTTGATAATCGGCTCGACTACCGCACGAAAGTCTGTACTACGCATTGGGGTTGCCATGTGTTAGTTCCTTTCGTTGTTAATTAAATCGAGACCTTAGGCGCTACAAACGTGTTGTTAGCGATTTGGACTTGAACAATCGTTTTAGCATCGCCCCAAGCGTTTAACTCGCCTGATGGGTAAGATACTTCACGGCCTAGACCTACTACGCGAACTTGTCCTTGAACAGTGGTAGCAACAGGAGTTGCCAACAATGCTGTGGTGGAGAAGCCTGCGCCGCCTGTACCAATGGTATAGCCGTCGGTTACAGTCGAACCTGCGGTTGTATCAAAGTTGTACTGACGACCAATGGAGCCGGTAGATGCGGAACCATTTACTTGAATCTCATAAACGATGGCTGGGTCTGCAAAGATCCAGAATACGATCTGAGTAGCTGCGTCTAAAGTTGCCTTAGATGCAGACTTACCAACGGTACGACGGCCTTCAGCGGTTGTATATTCTACACCGTCAAATACGCCATATACCGTGCCAGAAGCGGCGGTTTGGTTTGCAATGGTTAATTGACCCGAAGCGGTAAGGCTTACTGGTTGGTACTGGAAAAAAGTTTCGCCAGCACTCAAAGAGTAAGGAGCTGTAAATGTACTACCAGTGACGAAAGTGTTGGTTCCAACGAATGGAACAGCACGATCGAGACCACTTGGGTGGTACACAGGCTTCAGACCAAAGGGTTTAAATGTTGTGGACATTTATGTTTTTCCTTTGTTAATTTTTGAAGAATGTTATTGGAAGCGAATATTACTATTTGCTTTTGCGGTCTCTTTTTCCATTTCCAAAATTCCACCCTCAAGAATTGATCTGCCACCTTTGCCGTCCTTAGCAGTGCTACGAACGTTTGCGGTAATATTTCGCTGGTGCTCAAGGGGATCCTCGAGGTGCAGCATGCGCATCACTTCTTGATAGATTTCTTCTGGTAACTTGAAGAGAACCATCTCGTTACAACTAACACAGCCTTCAAACTTGCCCGAGCTCATTTTACCTAGTGATTCAAAGCCTTTTCCTAATTCTGCGGCTTTCACTGGCTCATAACCCAACGCCATACGTTTGTCGATACTGTCATAATTATTTGTGGTGGATAACCAGCACAAATGGAATCCAGGGATTGTTCCCCCTGGAATATCTGGCAACGCGCTATTTTGCCATTTATCTCTGAACGCCTCTGCACGTTCGCGCTTTGATTTCATATTCGGATCTTCTGCTGCCATCCGGTCTTTAACTTCTTCGACTCGATCAATTAAACGATCTTCTAAGTCGCGTTTGATTCTTGTATTTGCCATGATAATTATCCTTTGTTAGCGCGATCATACGAGGCGTATGCGCGGATCATTTTATTTCGTTTCTCAACATCGTCCCACGCACCAGCGTCTTTAATTGCCTGGACACGCTGAGGGCTTAACGTGATTGTTCCAGGTCTTGCGCTGGTTGTGTTTGCTACCCGGCTAGAGGCCGTTGGGCCTGCACGACGAGTTTGCTGCCCACCTTTACTTGTGTAACGGTGTGGCAAACGTGCCGATAAACGATTGTCTAACTCTTCCCAATACTCAGGATCGCTTGGATCCCAACCATCTGTTGCGAGTTCTTGATCAATTACCTTGGCGATTCTACTATCTGTGTCTCGAGCCTGTGGGTCAAACCAAGAGTTTTTGTTTAACCAACGTGTCGCATTTCGCTGAACTTCCTCAGCCATGGGTGTTGGTACATTTTGCTTGGGTGCTTGAGCCGTGTCGAGCTGTTGTTTCTTGTAGTATTGAGCCTGTTGAAGTCTTTGCTTTGCTTCTGTTAGCTGCTCTAAATACTCTACCTGTCCTGCTGCGTCACCTGACTGCGCGGCCTGCAACATTTTCATTTTGGCGTATTCTACACGAGTCGCCTCGTCTTCAATCGCCTTATCAATCTGTGCAAACTGGTAGGAGGCTGTGGTGCTCTCTACCTTAGCTAAACGCTCTGCCAATTCTGCATTACGTCGTTCAAGTGCGGTAATTTTATTGCGGGCCGTTGCTTCGCGCTGTTTGGTTAATTCTTTCTTTAACCTGCGCTCTTCTCTACGTGCCTCGCGAATCTTTTCGCGGTCTTCATCCGTCTCCTCAGGATCAGAATCCACCTCGCCACCTTCGGAGGCTTCTACGGGATCATCTTCGTCCTGGTCGCTGTCTTCAACAGCGTCTTGTTTTTCTTCATCTGGAAAGTGATCAACATGCTCTTCCAGTTTGGCTAAAACCGTGCCATCATTTTGTTCCTTAATTGGAATATCTTTTTCATTATCTGCCATAATTTTCTTTCAAAATTAGTCTACAAACGCTTTCATCTTCTGCGCATGGTCAAATGACTTAATGCGAGAGATAATTTCACGTGCCTGGATGGTAATAAACACCACGGGGGATCCATCATCATCTGGGCTTACAACAAAACGGTCACCGCCGTACTTGATGGTTCTAACCAAATCACCTTCTTTGCACCAAGGGCCTTCAATCCAAGGCTCTAGGGTATCTGGCGACTTATATGCTAGCGGGCCAATCTGGCGTACTTTAGCTACGGTCTCATTGAAACGTAACGTCTGTCGGGTCTCGTCAACTAAAATGATTCCACCCTTGCTTTTGTCCTTCTCCCGTCTTAACTGCACTAAAACACGGTCTCCGGCCACTTCAATACCTGGATCGATGTCTGGAAAGCACTCGGCTTCCGAACGAAGATCTGGGTCTTCCTTTTGTGATATATCAAATGCCATCCGGCAGTCCTTTCTTGAATCTTACGATTCGTCTTCTTCGTCTTCCGTTAAAATCTCGTTAATAATATCCAACGTAATCTTAAATCCCTCGTGTCGGCCAACCAATCTCTGGTAGTCCTCAAACGAATTTACGTTAGTTCCCGCGGTAACGGATTCCGCTAGTGATTTTTGCTCAGCCTTTACACGACCGATAATTTCAGATAAAAAGTCCTTCATAATCTCACTAATGCAAGTATATGAAGGAATCCGCCCTAAAATTAATAAAAATTGCCGCCTTTAAGTTCGTTAAGATTTTTGCCTGGGCCGACTGGCTTAGCGTTTTTTAAGTTACCTTGCTTGGCGCCAATTTTCCAGTTATTATCCCGGTGGCTGCCAGATGGGCCAGCGTCTAGGGTTTTATCTTCTGGGCCGCCGCCGCTAGATAGTTTACCAGTCTCTTGGTATGTTTGACGAAAGCCTTTTAAATTTTCGGCCATGTTATGCTCCTGTGGTGGGTTTTGGTTGTAGTGCTGCCTGTACTGCCTGTTTAGCCATTTCGGCGTCAGTTAAAAACTGCTGTTTTTCAATCTCGATACCATGCTGACGGATATCTTTCTCTGCCTCGTTTACTGCCTGGATACCAAGCATTGCCTGCTCTTGGGCGAGCGCCATCTCTTGGTTTGTTAGTTGCAACTGCGCCTGCATAGCAGCCACCCGCTCGCGCGAGGAGTTGTTCATGCTGTTAATTGCGATGTTGGTGGAGTTCTTCTGGTTATCCAGCTCGGTTTGTACCTCGTATTTGCTCTGGAGTTCCAGTACTTTGCGCTGCAATTCGGCGATCTTAAGCTCGTAATCTTGCTGGGCCTTTGACTGCTCCATCTGCATTTTAAGCTGTGACTCTTGCTGTTTGCGCTGGGTCTCTGCCATCTGGGTCTTGAGAATAACCTGAGCCGTTGGGTCCTGGGCCGCAACTTTTTCCATCTGGGCCTGTTGTGCCTGCTGAACTTTAGCCGCCAGCTCTTGTATCTGGCCAATGTATGGCTGTAATGTTGTCTGCGCGTCTTGTCCAACCATCTGCGAAGCTAACGCCAACGCCTGTTGAGATTCTAAATCTAATGGCTTCTCTTGGTTTAACTCTAACGTGTCCCGGCCACCTTGAGCCTGTGCAACGTATGCCCTCATCGATTGCAGGTAGTGCAGCGTTAAGTGTTGTTTAATGTGTTCTAACGCCAACGGTGCGTATGACGGCCCAATTACAGGGTTGCCGCCGTAGGCTGGGTTCGCAGCGTATTCTAAGTGAATCTTAATGTGGCTGATGTGATCTTGGTCGGGGTATGCCGCCGCTGGTCTGCCCATTGTCATCGAAACGTTTTCCAACGCTGGGTTTGACTCTTTCGCGCCCAATGGGTTTGGTAATATCTCGTCAATGTTAGGCACCTTGAGCTGGTGTAATACCCTGCGATACGCTGCCCGAATGTCAAACATTCCAGGTGGCGCTGATGTTGCCATCTGCAAGATAGCCTGGTTCTGAGCTAGACGTTGCGTCTCGGAGAAAATGTTGGGGTCAGATACTGGACGTACGTCGCTGTTGTATGCAAAGTCACGTACACGAATTTCTTCGCCGGACTGGTTGTCCATCTCTTCCAAGTACCAGTGATTGATACGGGAGATAATTGCCAGCGATTTAGCTTGGCTGCGGTGTAGTCGTGCGTGAATGCTGGAGAATACCTTAGCGCCCTGCTCGATGAGAGCCTGGGCCGTACCAACCGGCATGTTGTTGTTTGCCTCACCAATTTTTTCTTCTGCGGTGGTGACAACGCCTTTAGCCGCATCAGTTAACCAGCCAAGTAAGTTAAACAGTACGCTGGACGGTTGATTAAACGGCATTGGCATCGCAATCTTGCGAACATCGTCAACGCCAGGTGCTCCTTCAATTTCTACTACTTGCGTAGGTTCGATTCGATCGCTTTGGCCACCAATTCGTCCACCCTTGAGCTTAAGTAGCGTTTGGGAATTATTAATATGCGCCGCGTCAAGGAGAGCGCGTAGAGCACCAGTGAGAGCAGCGCTAAGGCCGCCAATAAGATGGGGGAGACCAATAGCATAAGCGCCACGCCAAGGGATAAATTTAAACTCGACATACCAGTCCAGTTTTTCAAACTTCTCATCATTTGCTTCCCAGTTACGATACAGACCCAAGACTTTACTTGTGGTCTCATCAATCATTAAAATGTAAGGGGCGCGTTGTCCCTTAGTTTTGTCGTCTTCATCCAAACGCATGAAGCAGGTAATCTCATAAACACGACGTAATCCGTCAATGTTTTTAGAAGGCATGTCTTTGCCTTCGATCTTGTTGTTTGCCTTTTCAGATTGCGTCTGATCGTTTAGCGGAGCATCGGAGGTGTACTCACTGTCGATGTCAATGTAGATACCGGCTTCAACGCGCTGCAAAAATGTGTCTTCGGTAATGTCTTGTACTTCGGTTACACGTTGCGCTGTGTAGAAGTTAGTCGACGCGTATGGTAACAAGATGTTATCAATCGCTACCCACTCGCAGATTGGTCGCTTTTGTTCTTCATCCCAGCGCCACTTAAGGAACTGTGATCCACCTAGTGGCAACTGAGTGAGCAACTGCTCCATCTCGTCGCGATACTCTGGCACCTGCTCGGTTAGCTGCCAGTTAAGGAAGTTAACCTTACGATCTGCTGTCTCTTCTTTTATTCGGTCTGCTTCGCCCTTGATGTTGGACTTAACTAAACCATCGGGTGGAAGTAATTCCTTAGCCGTTGACGCAGCAAAGTCAACGCAGGCCTCTGCCATAACTGGGTGCACCACCTTGGAAGCACCGTCAAACGTCGCCCCTCCCGGTGCATCTTTTCCAAGCCCAGTTCTACGCAATCCTTCTTCATACTGTTTATCTCGTTGTGTGCGCGACTCTTTGTCGGCGTCAATTAAATCCAAGTACTCCGTTGCGAGGGCCTGTAATGTTCCCTCATCAAACGACTCTGCCAGGTTCTCGTAGAACTCTGGATTCTTACGTGGACTTTGTTTTTCTTGGTAGTTGACAACAACCGATCCGTCTTCTAGTTCAACTATTTCTTCTTCAACGTCGCCCGGTTCTAATCCCAGCGCGTCTTCGTAATAGTCCATCTCGGCATCTTGCGCCATGGCCTCTTGAATGTTTTCTTCGGTTTCAAGGCCCGGCAAATTTGCACCAGACTGAATAGGTAGTATTGGATTTGCCATTATTTTTTAATCTTTTTTGAAATTGCGCTAGCCGCTTTTTTAATTGGCTTTGCAAACGGGAGAACACTTAATCCAGCGATTCCACCAGTCAAAGCGGCACCGCCAGTTTCTCCTTGCTCTAATTGTCGTTTCATTTCTGGTCCTGCATCAACAATAGATGTCGCCATTGAAAGTGGGTTTAAAAATTGAAGTGGTAAATATTCTGATTGCTGACCTTCAAAGCCAGTTCCAAATAATCTGTCGGCTGGTCTTTCGCCAATCAAGCTGGCTATTTTGTCACGCATCCAGGTTGTAGCTGTTTGGGGTTGTGCTTGAAACGTTGGCTCAACTTCTGGCCGCTGTGAGGCCATTTGGTAGTCGTATGCCTGCATTAGTGCCCTTAACATTTCAGGGCTCATTTGATTTGTGCTGCCGCCGTCCGCAAAAAACTTGGGCTGTATGCCAGACTCTTCCATCAACAACTGTTGCGGAGTCTTTAACATGCCGGGGGAGGCGGGCGTCATGCCAGCCTCTTCCATTAACATTTGTTGTGGGGTCTTTAGAAAGTTCATTTTGAGCGGGTGGTTATTCCTATTTATACTAATGCACAAATCCAGGGGTATCCGCCCTACTGGGCGTAGGGGTTGGCAAATCGCTTGCTTAGGTCGTCGTCCACGTAACTATAGTCTCGAGCCGGTAGCGGGTCGAGCTGGATCCATCCAGAATCACGTAGAACGCGCAACGCTTGCGAGAGGGAGTCGACGTAGTCGTCGTGTCCACCAGCCTCTGGAAATGAACATACTTGACGCAGAAAACGTTTTGCCCAGTCTGCATATTCTCCTTTGCGTTGGGGTTCCTCTGGTATCCAGACTTTGCCCTTAGACACCAGCGGCGCGACAATGTTTAACCGTTGTACCTTATCGGCGCGTCCCGGGTTGTATCCCCTGACAGGCACACCAGCTCCCTGGAGCTCCTGGATCAGCGAAATACCCGCCGACTTATCTTCCATGAGGATCAGGTCCGCCTTTCGGCCCTTACCAAAGTCATTATCGGCGCCGTAAACGACCTCCTTAAAGTCGTTGATTACCTTCCTGCGTAACTCGGGGTAGGACAGGTGCTCGTCCCAAGCGTCCAGTAATATGATCGCTGTACCAGCGTCTTGTTGTTCAAACACGCCCCAGATGGTGCAGGCGGTTGGGTCGTTCATTGTTTTCTCAGAAGTCGCCGGGTCATACGACGCGATGACATACTCCAG